CAACGACGGCCCTGGGATGAAGTGTTTGCAAGTGTATGGGATGGGGATGAATCACGTGGTTATACGTTTAAAAAATCACACGCTGTGAGTTATGCAGCCTTGGTATCACTGCATATGAACTTGCTCAATCAATCCGACGCACAAGTGTAATTGACTTACGCTTGCTCTTTTTGCGAGCAATGTCTACCAGGCTGCACACAGGGCCGTGTAAGATTTCAAGATCTTTATTGGAGAATGTGCGCAGGGTAAAACGAAACTTTTCCCAGTCCCCACGCAGGAATATGTTAATAGGGATTGATCTATTGCTTTCCCACCACCAAGTGTTGGCCAATTCCAGGAATTCCAGTTTGTCATCTTGTGTGAGCACAGCACCAAAATCGTAGATGGTTGTGACAGCATCGTCCTTGTTCTGAACTATGCCGATATACTCGTTGCTGGCGTAAATGCAAAGAGTTATAAAGGGATATTTTTCCGCCAGTTTTTCAAAGATGTTATTGCCCATAAATACGTTTTGAGGATCCTATGTATTCAACCACCATTTACTTATATCAACAAATCATTCGGGTATTATTGATTGACACCAGTGGTGGATATTTTTCAGCGAGGTACGACCCAGTGTACGCAAAAACTTTAACTGTCAACAAAGGTGTAGACAACGTTTTGTTGTTTGAATTCATCAACCAAGACCAAAAACCTGTAAACATCACAGGCAGCACATTCCGCTTTAGATTGCTGAATCAGACTGGTGATGCATTGCTGATCGAAAAAGACATGACTGTGCTCAGTGCCAGTTTGGGCCGGGTCAAAGTTGTGCTGGACACAGCAGATACCATCAACATCCTGGCACAACCTGGCAGTTACAGCATTGAACGCACACAAGGCAACTATGTACAGGCTGCATTCACAGACGACAATGCTGGCGCACGAGCCGACTGCGATATTGTAGATTCAGTACTACCCGAGTTCATTGCCAGTCAACCTGTCTCAATTCCTACAATAAATGGCAAGAATTCGTGGCCGCAGCCTGGACCAAGTTCCTACCCAGACTGGGCGTTGAATCCACAACCACTGTCACGCAACTATCTCACAGAATACTACTCAAGCCATATCAACACCACAGGTGCCAGTTTGACCACAATCAAGTATGACTTGGAACACTATACTGGCACCCTCAAAGTGCAGGCCGCCCAGGACTACGAATCTGTTTGGGTAGATGTCACAGAAAGCCGCGAGTACTTTGACGAGTCTGGAACTTTTTACATCAATGTAGTGGGCTTCCACCCATTGCTACGTTTAGGTATCAACAACAGTCAAGGTTATGGTGCAAGTGCAACTGCCACAGTGGTCAATGGTGTGGTCACGGGTATTGCTGTAACCAATGCTGGCTCAGGATACATGGCTGCACCGTATGTTCAAATTCTAGGCAATGGTGCCGGCGCCACAGCCGTTGCTGCCCCATTCACAGGACCCAGCGGCATTGGTGCAATCACTGTCACAAACGGTGGGTCTGGGTACTTGCCCTTGAACTTTGGCGGTACCGAGGATCAAGCAGTTACCGTGCTAATCACAACTGGCTACGTTACCAATATCTTTTATCGTTAAGCATTGCGTTTGCGTGACAAATCTGTTACACTGTACAGATGCTTGATATCCTTGCTTACCTACCTGCAAAAAAGAAACAAACACCTTCGGGCTGGTTGAGTTTCAATGCGGTATGCTGTCAGCACACAGGCGGCTCACAGGATCGACGCGGACGTGGTGGACTTAAAGCCACTGAGGCAGGCTGGAGTTATCACTGTTTCAATTGCAGTTACACAGCCAGTTTTACATTAGGTCGTACATTAAGTTATAAAGCCCGAAAACTTCTGGGCTGGATGAATGTTCCAGAGATAGAAATAGAAATGCTGAATCTAGAAAGCCTGCGACATCGAAGCATCAATGGCATTCTAGAAGATCGGCAACAACTGTGGAACACACTAAGCGGCGTCACATTTGAAGAAAAAGATTTGCCACCGTTTGCTGAGTTGTTGATGCCCGAGCATGAACCATATTGGGAGTATGTGCGTGGTAGACATGTGCCCGCTGACTTTCCTGCCATGGTACAGATAGAGAATGACGGGATCCATTGGGTTCGACCGCATGTGGTGATACCTTTTACCTACGACAACAAGATTGTGGGATACACCTGTAGATTCTTAGACAACCGACAGCCCAAGTTTATCAGCGATAGTCAACCAGGCTATGTGTTTGGTGTGGACCTACAACCCGCAGATTGGCAACATGTCTTAGTGACCGAAGGCATCTTTGATGCACTCAGCATAGGCGGTGTGGCTGTGATGCACAACACTGTCAGTGATGCACAAGTCAGACTGCTACGCAGTTTAGACAAACAGATAACAGTGGTACCAGATCAAGATTTGGCCGGTGTTGAATTAATTGACCGTGCAGTGGAACTGGGTTGGGCAGTGAGCATACCAGACTGGCCTGAAGGCTGTAAAGATGTCAACGATGCTGTGATAAAGTTGGGCAAACTAGGTGCCTTGCTAACTATAATGCAAGCAAGAGAAACCAGTAGAATCAAGATAGAACTAAGGAAGAAAGCACTTGTTAAAAGAATACGGACTTGACGTTCAACGTTTATTTTTAGAAATGATGTTGGAAGATGCACAGAGTTATGTGCGTGTGCAGAACATCTACAACCCGCAGAACTTTGACAAAAGTCTGCGAGCCGCGGCTGAGTTTATAAAAGAACATTCAGACAAACACAAAACACTGCCGGACCGCATGCAGATTAGTGCAACCACAGGCATCAAACTGCAAGCAGTACCTGATCTAAACGAAGGCCACTTTGACTGGTTCATGAGCGAGTTTGAACAGTTTACCAAGCGTCAAGAACTTGAACGTGCTATTTTAAAAGCCGCAGACATGCTGGAAAAGGGCGACTTTGAACCTGTAGAGAAACTGATCAAGGATGCGGTACAAATAAGTTTAACCAGAGACATGGGCACAGACTATTTTTCAGACCCGGCTGCCCGTATCAACAAGTATTTCAACTCAGGTGGACAGGTATCGACAGGCTGGCCACAACTGGATAGATTGTTGTATGGTGGATTCAGTCGTGGTGAACTCAACATCTTTGCCGGCGGATCAGGTTCAGGCAAGAGCTTGGTCATGATGAACATTGCACTTAACTGGTTGCAACAAGGACTCAGTGGTGTGTACATCACACTGGAACTGAGCGAAGAACTCACAAGTTTGCGTACAGATGCCATGCTCACAAACATGAGTACCAAAGACATTCGCAAAGACATCGACACCACAGAACTCAAAGTCAAACTGGTGGCTAAGAAGAGTGGCAATTATCAAGTCAAAGGCCTGCCAGCGCAGAGCAACATCAACGATATACGTGCATACTTGAAAGAGTATCAAATACAAACAGGCAAGCGTGTGGACTTTGTGATGATTGACTACTTAGATTTGTTGATGCCTGTAAGTGCAAAAGTCAGTCCCAACGACTTGTTTGTCAAAGACAAGTATGTGAGTGAAGAACTGCGTAACTTGGCCAAAGAACTAGGCATCTTGATGGTCACAGCAAGTCAGTTGAATCGTAGTGCTGTGGAAGAAATTGAATTTGATCACAGTCATATTTCAGGTGGTATTAGTAAAATCAACACAGCGGATAATGTGTTTGGTATCTTTACAAGTCGTGCCATGAAAGAGCGTGGCAAGTATCAGATACAATGTATGAAGTCTCGAAGCTCGACCGGCGTTGGTCAAAAAATTGATCTGGAATACAACATTGAAACCATGCGCATTACTGATGAAGGCGGAGAAGATGGAGATGCTTATTCGAAGAAACCATCTGTATCCATCATGGACTCAATCAAGGCCCGCAGTCAAGTTAGCCCGGCTGGTGGTGAGTCAGACCCTGCTCCATGGGACAGTGCGGAACCAGGCAAAGTCACAGCAGATGTTCAAAGTGCAAAACTAAAACAACTGCTGGGCAAGATCAAAACTGGTTAAGCTGATGTAACCACGTTGGTCCAAGTTGTTGACCCGTTGGTATTGATGTACATTCTAGTGGTAGTTGAGCTGCCATCTGTGCGCAAATATAAACTTCCTTGGGCGGCACTCAATGTGGGTGCACCAGATCCAAAAAACACTCCAAGATTGGCAGTGCTTGATAATTTGTAACCAGCACCAGTTGTGCCACCTGCAGGAACAGCAGTACCTGACAGTATGGTAGCATTACCCACAGCAGATACCACAGCACTAGATAATACATTACCACCGGTGATGTTACCACTTAAACTAGCCGTAGTGCCTGTGTGTGTGGTAGCATTGACATTGGCACCGCCCAAGATGTTGCCACCTGTGATGTTGCCTGTAGCCGAAATCAACCCAGCAGTTCGTAAGTTGCCACCTTGCACGTTGCCAGTTGCGCTGACTGTGAGACCTTGCACCAATGCGGCTGTTATAATATTGCCACCAGTGACATTTCCAGTTGATGACACCACACCGCCTGAGTTGACATTGCCAGCCACTACATTGCCTGCGGCAGTAACAGTGCTGACAGAAATATCAGACAGAGTAATATTGCCGTTGATGTCGCCATTCACAGTCAAATTGCCAGCCATGGTCACATCATTCGAATAATAACTCAGCGGACGATTCAAATCAAATATTGTGATGGCATTGCCGGCGTTGGTTGTACTGAAGCCAAATTCGTAAGTGCCGGTGTTGGCAAACGTAATCACATTGCTGGCATAGCCTTGAACGCCAACAATGCCGTTGCTGACTGTGTTGGGTAGTGTGAGTGTGCGTCCCACTTGATCCACAGTGATTTGAGTGCGTACCACGCCCAAAGTACCAGCAGTGGGCCAAGTGTTTGATGTAAAACTCAGTGCAATGTTGCCGGCCATGTTGATGCTTTGATAGGGTCCAGCACTGCAATCTATTGTGATTGTGCCCGAAGTGTTGGCAATGGCCACAACTGTGCCTGAAATGCCTTTGACCAGGGCATTGTACACCACGTTGTTGCCA